CAGCCGACAACATAACATACCATTACACCCATGTCGATGGTATGTACGCCCCCTGCGAGGGCACAGATGGCGAGCGCTACTATTTTGCAGCATGGACCGAGGTGAAAAAAGTATGAACGCAAATGAATTAGCTGAACTAATCGAACACCTTGAAAATGCAAAGTATGTTGGTGCAAGTAAAGCAGCCACCATGCTACGCCAGCAACAAGCTGAATACTATTCTTTACTTGTTAATCACGACAAACTTTATGCAAAAGTAGTAGAGCAACAAGCTGAAATACAGGCGTTGAAAGCTGAGTTAAGGCTAATTGATGAATTAGTAACTGGAAAGGCACAAAATGAACAATGAACCAGTAGCGTGGTTTGAGCAAGACCCTGACATGAAGTCAGTTTGGTATCAGGCTGACCAAGACAGCCCTAATGCTATTCCACTCTACACCCATCCAGCAAAGACACTAACAGATAATGAAATAATTGAAATTTGGAGTGGCATGGAAACTGACACAGGCGAACAAAACATTGCGTTTGCTAGAGCAATACTAAGAAAGGCACAAAACAAATGAACGCAAAACAAATAGCTGATGAATTGGAAAACATTTATTGGATACAGGGCGATGGAAAAGGCAAACCATTTCAGCAGTATGCAGACTTTGTACGCCAGCAACAAGAAAAGCTGACCAAGTATGAACTGCGCCATGCCGAGCAAAGAAAGCGTATTGAAGAATTGGAAGAAAAATGTTTGGCGCTTAAAGAGCTTGGTATTATCGGCGCTGTAACATCCGGCAAGAAAATTGAGGGTGGCATAGTAGCCGAGCCACGAATGTTAATCAAGTTTATTGAGGACGCATACAACAAATGACCACCTTCACCACACAAGACCGGCAAGATGCCGAACGAGACGGAAAATGCCAACACTGCGAAAACGGGTGTATTGCCTGTGATGCTAGAGTTTTATTAACTCAAGAAGTGTTACGCATCGGTGACGCATTGGGCTTGAAGACAACCAGCTCCGACTACAACGCCTTCAAGGTAATGGAAGTCATCAAGCAACTCATTGACGCCAGCCGACTCGCCAGCAAGCCAATGAAAAAACGCCCATTGCCTGATGAACAGATTATGCAATGGTATGAAGAATATATTGAAACTCAATACGCAAGTGAAAGCAATGTTTTAGGGTTCGCCCGCGCCATCGAACGCGCCCACGGAATAGGAGAATAGGATGTCTGTTACATTTAGCCAAATTGGTTTACAAGAAGTAGAGATGACCTTTAAATTTAAAGTGGCAACATACGACACCCATATTATTAGAAACAAATTCTCTAATATGAGTGATGCGGTCACACAAAGATTAAAAGATTATGTTGGGCAAGATGGATTAGTACATTGCGATATTTGCACAATGGAATTTAAGAACGAGCCCACGGAATAGGAGAATAGGATGATCAGTAACGCAAAACTTTCGCCCGAATATGTTTTTCATCCCGATCCATTCAAAGCAGGTGCATGGATTATTGGCGGGTCATTTTATGTTTATGTTAAAAATAAACCATGCTGGTTACATAAGAAAATGACCAAACTACTATTGGGCTGGGATTGGCAATGACTGAATACGAATTTATGGTATCAGGTGACGCAGAAGAGTGGACAGAGGAAGAAAAGCAATTAGTCATCAAGCGTCACGAAAAGCAAAAGAAAGAGTTTAACGAACATTGGAAAGGCATTGTGTGGGAAACAGTAGGCAAACACTTTGCAATTAAAACAGAATGAGCTTCACCATCTACCAAGCAGACGGGCTCAAAGTCATCCAGTGGTTCCGAACCACCGACGAGCTTATTGCCAGCATGCTGGCCAACCCTAACGACGCATACCATAGGAACGCATAATGGAAATTATCGGATACGCAGCAATTATCGGACTTGTATTAATACTTTTATGGAATAAATAATGGCAAAATTGAAAGTAACCAAACCCGCAGTAAAAGAAAAGTCTGGCAAAGTGATTGCCGACTCACCAGCATACTCACACAGCGAGATTGAAAAGAAAGCAGGCCGACCAAAGAACGCTGATAAGCGCGGCTTCTTACTATCAAACAAAGAGTTTGTTGGCAGAGAGAAAGCGGCCAAAGTGGCAAAGGAAGCCGGCGAAATTAAAAAGCCAGTAAAGAAACTATACAGTCACGAGCTTCGTGCTGGTTTAGGAATTAAAAAAGCAAAGGAACCCAAATGACAAACCACGACGGAGGAAAAGGTGATGCCCCACGACCCATCAGTAACAAAGACCAATTCGACAAAAACTGGGATGAAATCTTCAACAAAGCCAAAGAAGAAATCGTCCACTTTGAAATCGAAGCGGACAACGAACACGCAACAATCCTTGCCAGCATACCTTTTGGACGGTAATGATATCCAGTTCACCATGACCCATGCTATGGATCATGATGATGGATCAGCAACTTACAATTTAGATCTTAACCCTTACACAAATGGTAAGTTGGTGGAGATTGGTGTAATTGCATTGTTAAAAGAGCATATTGCACAAGAGAAAGCGAAGAAACCTAGTCTTTGGGCGAAAATTAAGCGTTTTTTGCATAAGTAGATATAGGACTCGCTGTGAAGCGCTCCTGCGGGCGTAAAGAAGCCCTGCATTTGTTTAAGGACGCTTAAACTGACAGCCAGGAAAGACTGGCCCCTATTTAACAAGGAGATATTATGGCAACCAAACCTGGCTTATATGCCAACATCCAAAAAAAGAGAGAACGCATAGCAGAAGGCTCAGGCGAGAAGATGCGCAAACCTGGTGCCAAAGGTGCACCCACTAAGCAAGCATTTGTTGAATCTGCTAAGACTGCGAAGAAAAAATAATGGCTACTAAAAAGAAAGGCCCATCCCTATCCATTGGTCGTGGCGAGAAGCTACCAGTATCGCAAGGTGCTGGACTGACAGCTAAAGGTCGCGCTAAGTACAATAGAGAAACTGGCTCACATTTAAAAGCACCACAACCAGAAGGCGGACCACGCAAGAAATCATTCTGTGCCCGCATGTCTGGCATGCCCGGACCCATGAAAGATGAGAACGGTAAACCAACACGCAAAGCAGCAGCACTGAAAAGGTGGAAGTGTGGCAGTTAGAAAATATACCTTCAAACCCGAGATGTGTGAGCGTATGATCGAGTTAGGTCAGCAAGGTGCTTCACAAAAAATGATTTGGGCCGATATTGGCATAACTAAGGATGTGGCTAAAAGCTGGGAGAAAAAGTACCCAGAGTTTAAAGATGCCCTTGATATGGCTCTTGTACACTCACAAGCATATTGGGAACGGGAGATGCTCGCCAATGTAGGTAATAAAGCATTTAACAGCCGTATCGCTGAGATTGCTTTAAGAGGCCAGTTTCCACAAGATTACAAAGAAACTCGTGAACTCAAAGCAGAAATCAAACAAGATATTAAAATTGACTTCGCTGGAGAAGTTGCTAGTTTAATCAAGCAGTTACGAGAAGCAAAAGAATAAACCTCAAACTTTCTCATATTATGAAATGGCTAGGCGTAAAAAACCTAGCCATTTTTGCATAAGTAGTAGTACACTATATAAAGTTAAACCAGTAAATAAGGAAATCAGATGACGGCACACGCAATACTCTCCGCTTCGGGCTCTAAACGGTGGCTATCCTGCACACCAAGCGCTCGCTTAGAAGCAACACTCCCAGAACAAAAGAAAGCACCAGGATCATTTGACCATTCTGCTGAGGGCACACTTGCCCATACATTGGCGGAAGTAAAATTGCGTTTTCAACTCAATCAGATAGGACAAGAAGAATATGACAACGAAGTACAGAAGGTTAAAGAAAGCGAATACTACAACGAAGAACTCGAAGAGTATGTCGACAACTACGTCGTTTACGTCCGCAGTCAAATTAGCGAGCACGATCGACCACTTTTTGAACAGCGTGTGGACTTTTCTGACTGGGTTCCTGATGGCTTTGGTACGGCCGATGTGGTCTTACTTTCTAAGCACTCCATTCGGGTTATTGACCTCAAATTCGGTCGGGGCATTCCCGTCTCAGCGATCGACAACACGCAATTACGCCTCTACGCCCTTGGTGCGTATGCCAAGTTCAAAGAAGAATACCCCGAAATCAAAGAAGTCCACTACACCATCGTCCAGCCAAGACTTGACTCTATTAGCAGCGATGTCACGACCCTCACCAAGCTCCTTGACTGGGCAAACTACTACGTCAAAACCAAAGCCAAGAAAGCGTGGACAGGCACAGGCGAGTTCGTCCCAGGCGACTGGTGCCAGTTCTGCCGCGCCAAAGCCACGTGCAAAGCGCGCTCGGACTTCGTCAACGAAATAGCATCACTGGATTTTCGTCCAGCTCCGCTACTAGACGAAGAAGAGTTCCGTCTAGTACTTTCAAAAG